ATTACCAACGTTCCTGTTACAGTGTATGTGTTAACAATAGTTACAGGACCTGCAAGAACTGCAGACTCAATGACCATATTTTTATTTTCTAAAACTTGGGCATGAGTATAGATATCCTGTGATCCCGGTTTGTTACCGATATAAGTTGTAGTATATAAACTATCCATATTTTTTACCTATGCACTAATTGAATCTACTACACTCACATAAACATCAGCAGATGTTGCAGTATCTGATTCTACTCTAAGTAGATCAGTATTCTGCATTACAAATTTAGCGCCTCCAGTTACAAGTTCAACTGAACTTGATGGTGGAATGCTTAAATCTTTTGCAATGTATCTAGTAGTGCTTCCTGTTACAGAAACCCAAACAGATACAGTGATTGCTGAAGCAACTATGTTTGTAATTCTAACTCCAATTACTGCATCATTTGAATTCGCTGTAAAAATAGTAGCAGCACTATTAGTTGCTTGTGCGCTATATCTTACGAAATCTTGTGCCATATGTTCTCCTTATTATTATAATGCGATCGCCATGGCAACAGCAAATCCATTACTTGCTGCACCTACTGGCACTCCTGTTGAATCTAAATATACTGCTTTACTAGCTGGTAATGTACAAAATACATCTTTTGTTCCACTAGTAAAAGTTACTATAGTATCAGAGTTAGAACTTGTTAAAATTGTTGTTCTAGTTAAAACAGTTCCACCTGCATTAAGTGTACCTAATCCAACTTCCCATTCTGAAGTACCTTGATTAAAAATAGCATAGTAAGTGGTATTGTTTCCACCAATACCATTGGCAAAACTATCAAAACCAGTTTGTGCTCCATTTAAAGTAAAAGTACCTGTACCAGTTGAAGTACTAGTTTCTTTTACTCGGTCGTTTATTACTAACGCCATTTATTTTTAATCTCCTAATTAAGAAGTTATACTAATAATTGCATCAGAACCAGAAGGTGAACCGCCTGTTGGGCTTGGGAATGTAACTGTAAAAGTTCCATTCGTGCACGTTTTGTTTCCGCCAAAATCTAGTACGACTACCAGTTTGTTTGAACTTGTTGAATTATATATTGCTCCATACGCTGCAGTAAAAGTCGCAGGTGTTGGTGAACCCCATACAGAATCAGCAAAGTCAACTGTTGCAACGTTGTTCACGTTTGAAACGGCCTGACTCGCAAGTAAATTTCCACCGGCAGTATATTGACTACCACCTGAAGAACTTACTTCACTTGTTGCAGTGTAAACTGTGCTAGCTGTTGTATATGGATTAGCAGTATATAAAGACAAATAAAAACTATTACCACCTGATTGAAATTGATGTGCTCCAGATAGTAATTGTACTGGGAATGAATAAGGTACTATGTTTGCCATTTATTTTTCTCCTTGTTATTAATAACTTGATGATGGATCAGATTTGAGTTGAGTACGAATAACACCATCACCATATTCGTCTCGGCGTCTACGACCTTGTTGTTCAATCGCATACGAAAGTAAAGCTTTTTCATAAGCTTGTGAATAATATTGTATCATATCTACAGGGCCTTTCAAGTACCCATATGCATTAACTAAACAAGCGTATAACAATAAATCTTGGTATTTATTAGATAAATAAGTACCTGTAGTACTAAAAGGATTGGTTGAATTTGGTTGTGTAGTGCTAGTAATACTTCCTGGTTCTTTATTATAACCTAATGTAATAGCATATGTTTTATCAGGAGTAGGAGCTACAACCCAAAATTCTTCATCCCAGTTAGCATAATATTTAGGCATATTTACAGAAGCAGATCCTGGGGTATTATAATATTCAGCCATAAAACTTGTATCTCTTTGTTCTAAAAAATATTGAGTACCATTTGAATCTGTTAATTGAACATATCTTATAAATCTTAAATCAGCAGGAATGGTTACATATCTATTTCCAACAACTAAATTAGAAGTTGCATAAAAACGTTCTTGATCAGTATCTACTTCTCTATAAATTTTATTTTCTGCATTAACTATAATTGGATTTAAAATACTACTTGTAAATACTGTGGAATCTACTTCAGTATAATTTCTAATATCTGTTTCTAAATTTGCTAAAGTATATGACATATTAAACTGCTCCTAGTATTACTGGACCTGCAGAACAATTTGTTCCACCGCCTTTTATATTTCCTGTAATAGCATTATCAGTACTTGTAAAGTAAAAATAATTTTCAGGAGTTGTTAAACCACCTGCTGCTGTAACTACAGTTCCATCTGATCTTATTTTTCCTACAGTAATTGTAAATCCATTTACATTATCAATATCACTTACTCCATCAAAAGTTGGAATAGGTGCAAATTGTTTTAAGTTAGGTGTAAATGCTCCACCAGTTCCTGGATTTATTACTTGTGCTGGACCTCTTAATCTTACTACATCTCCGGTAGATCTTTGATGATCTTGAGAATAAACATTTATATAAGTTACTCCATTATAAATTACAGTTTCAAATGGATTAGGAGTTAATAAAATTAATTGTGGTGTATCTGCTTGTTGAACTCTTGGATTACGTAAAGCTTGTGGATCACTTCCTACTGGCTTTGGATCCAACTGTGGTTGTTTTTCTTCATACTCAGAATAATGAACTAAAAATCCATTCCACTCTCTAACCATTTCTGTGTAAGGAAATCTCATTCCAGATCTATCAGAAATTGCGTAAGCTTGTTTTCCTTTTGCAAAAGTACCCATTATGACATTACTCCATCACCATAAAAAGTATTTGGAGATATAAAAGTAGATATACCTTCATTATCTGCTTGCATAGCTCTTAATAATTCATCTTCGTAAATTAATTTTAAATTTTGAACTAATTCTGGTGAATATTTCATACTTAAATAATAAGAAAGCCCTGAAATCATACATGGATAAAAACGATTTACAATATCTGTTGTATTTGTATAAGCACCTACGTCTTGAATTTTTGCCATGTAATAAAAACAAAATTGATAACTAGATGGTGTAGAAGTACTAGATACACTTGCACTTGCTGTTGTATATAAATAAATACTAGGATTTATTTTTCTATCTACATAATATTGAGAAGGTGTTCCCTGTGCTAATTTATTAGGTGTTGCATTATAAGCTGACCTATCAATTTGAGTTAATGCAATATCTTGTGGATTAGCTGTATCTGAATTGTTTCTATAAAAAGCCTCCATAACATCTGAAATATCATTTGGAAAATTAACAGTATCATTTGCATAATTATATTCAGCTTGACCTTGTATTAAAGGAATTTTTGCAAGTTTTATTTTCCATAAATGGATGCCTCTATTTTCCCATTCTTGAAACAAAATATTTAAAGAACGTCTTGCACTTTTTAATTGATATCCAGTTCTTGTACCTTTAATATTAGTTCTTTCATAAGCTTCCTCTATAATGTCATCAATTGTAGGATTAAAAGAAGTAGTATTAGAAGTAGGTGGAGTAACTTGAGAAGTATTACCCATACCTGCTAATGTTGAAGCATAGTAAAATAATACTGGAGCACCTATAGTTGCTACTGGAGCAACTATAATTTGAGTATATGCTCCTGAAGTTCCAGCTGTACCTACAGTTGTTACACCATTAGTATAAGCAACACCTCCTGATGTATTAGTTCCATCTTTAGTAGATGAAAAAGCTAAAGTAAAACCTGAATTACTTGCAGCACTTTGATCAAATATATAAGTACTACCTTCCTGTAATTGTAATACAGGACTTACAGTACCATTAATAAAAAATTTATTAGTACCCGCACCAAATGCGTTTTGACCCGTTGCGACGGTTACTGTGTAAGTTATAGTCGCCATGCGATATTAATTTGCTGTTAAACCTGGTGCAGAATATCTATCTGTCAATAATGTATAAGCAGCGATGTTGGTTTTTGTTTTGCAAAAAATTCCTTTTGGGAAAACTATTCCATCTTCCGGAAAAGAAATATTAACAACATCTCCTGTTGGAACATCACCTATAAATAAAGTAGTGCCAGTATTTGAAGTAGTTGTTAATTCTAACAAACCTGCTCCACTACCATTAGATGCAATAATTATTCCTCTTAAACGAATAGGTTGTGCTATGATTGCAGTTGCTCCTGCGGCTGCATCTGATCTAGTTGCTTGTATATCACTTTTATAACTCATTTTAATCTCCTTGTAATTTAAGGAGCTCCGAAGAGCTCCTTAAAAATTAATTTATTATAGAGCCGCTAATGTTGCGTTTTGACTATAAGTTACAACGATTCTTGCTTTACCTGCAGTAGCAGAGTTAGCAACAGTTATACCGTATAATTCAACATCAGTAGTTCCAATAGTTCTCCATGCACCCGCACTTGCTGGTAACATAGAAGCTCCAGTAGCAGTAGCTGACACGTTAGTTGCTGCAGCTAAGTTAGTTGCGCTTGATGAACTTTTTCCAACAGCAATAGTAGTAGTGTTTGAAGCAGTAAATAAAGATTCTACTTGAATCGATACACTAATAATTTGACTGTTTGCTGGAATTACAATTCCTAATGCAGTAGCAGTAGTTGTAGCGTGTGTTAATGCAACAGTTGATGATTGAGTAAGTACAACTGGTCCAACGTTTTTAACGTTTGTTCCAAGTGTAGTTCCTGTTGTATTAAAAATATTTCCGGCTTTAATTGGGCCAGAAAAAGTTGTATTTGCCATAAGTTTATTCTCCTAGTTTTTCTAATCTAGTCTCTAGGCTGTCGACTATACGCGTCTAGATCAGAAGGTTAAGTATAGTAATATAAATATAGCTTATTTTTTTAAAGAGCGCAAGATATCCTTGCATGAATTTCTTAATTTCAAGAATGTAGCTTTTTATTTAAGTAGCTACTGAAACTTCAGGGGCAGCGTTTAAAATAGCAGCTTCTCTATGTGCTATTCTGCTCTCTTCAAGCTTGATTTCATAAATAGTATCTCTAATTTTACTATCTATTTGAACCATATCTAGAGTATACTTGCCATTATCAAGATACTCCTGCTCCCACTTTAACTCCAAGATCCTCTTTTGTCTGTATAGGTCTTGTATCATCTATAACCTCCTCAAAAGTTATACGGTTAACTCGGCTGGTATGTGACCTACCGAGATTTTCCCATTTTATACTTTTTTCTCCTATTTTGTCAAGTATAGCATTTTCAACAGACTCAGCACTATCTTCAGCTAAAACATTAAATTTAGCATGATGACCATAGGCCCAAATATGTATGAGAAAATTTTTCATGATTGAATTTTAGTTTAGCACAAAAAAAAAGGGAGGTCAAGAGACCTCCCTTTTTAAGAAATATAATCTTAACGATTATGTCGCGTCTGATCCGAAAATACCTCTAGGGTCAGAGAATCCGAATACGTATCTCTCTCTAGCTTTGTATCTTACGTTACCAGTGTCAAAGTCACCTTCCATAGTAGTTTTGATAGGTGATCTCATGAAATGTTTAAGACCATTTGGTACATCTGTCTTAATGAACCATTTTTTATTAGAAGTTAAGAAGTGATTCACAGTATAACCTTGAGGAATCATTCCCATGTTTCTAATAGCATTGATGTCATTATCAGCTGTGCCAGTTCTACCTTGAGACGCCATTAGTCTGTCAGCAGTAAATTGTAGAGCAGAAGGTATAATTAATTTCATTCCTCTTGCTGCAATTTTTAGGCCTCTTTCATCTGTAAACGCCGCGATATCAATTAGAGCTTGCTCTAAAGATGTCTCGTTCAAGTCTGCTGGAGTAGTTAACTCGTTTGAGAAAGTTCCAGAAAGAGTTGGGTGGTTAGTCGCACATAATGCAACTCCGTCACCGCCGGCATAAGTGCTACTAAATGCATTATTTAGTACAGCCGCTCCTTTAACTTGTTTAGTGTTTGCCATAGATCTCGCTAAAGCTTTTGTATATCTAGACGCTAGTCTGTCATACAAGTTGTCTTCAATAGCTTCTTCTGTGATTGCAAACGCTAACGCGATTGTTTCGTTTGTGTAACGAGCCGTGAAAGTTTCTTGTGCATCATCAAATGTTACACCTTGACCTTCTGGCTTAACAGCTGCGTTTCCGAATCCTGATAACATAACTTCTTCTTCAAAAGCTCTGTCTGAAGTTTCAGTATCGAAAATTTCTGCTGCTTCGTTTACGTATTGTTTGTACTCAAGTCCGAATAGTGCATTCAAACCTGGCTCTAGTTCTTTAACTAGTTGTGCTCGTGATATAGCCATATTTATTTATCTCCTATTCGCTATTAGTTATACAAAGCTGATGATTTACCGATAGTAACGATAACATTTGCTCCAGTAGCAGTTAAATCACTGTTTTCTGGGTCATTTGCTGATCTTACTACAGTAAACATAGCTGTTGTAGCTGCAGATCCAACATCTAAAGTTGTGATCGATTGACCATCTTTATTTGAGGATGCAGTCCAGTTGTTTACGTTCATTTGATTTGCCGCACCAAATTTTGCTTGAGCAGTTGCTTCATCCGTTCCGAATGCTGCATCAGCTTTTACAACGTATTCTTGGTTTGGGTTATCAATTACATAGGCTGTAATAGAACTAGAGCCTGTGTTGTAATTAACGCTAGTAGTAGTACTTGCTGCTACTGAGTTAGCGAAAGTTGGTTTACCATTGGAATCAATATAGAAAAAACCATTAAATACACCTATTAAAAGTGCACTTGAAGTATTATCATATGTAGTTCCACCAGCTCCACCGTCATCAGTTGTAGTAAAAGATGCATCTTGTACATATCCTTGTGCTCCTGAAGAGTCTTGGAATGATACTGGATCTCCTTTGTACGAACCAACGCCAGGTGCTGTTTGGATTAAGTACTCAGATTGTCCTGAAGTCGCCGGAGTATTTCCAACGTTCATTACAGCTCGAAGTCCAAATCCTGTTGTGCTTGCGTTTGCCATATTTTTTGTCCTTGTTATTGTTTAAGTTAATTCGTTGGTTTAGGAATTACTAAATAATTAGTTCTTCTTTGTACCACCGAAGGTTACACGAGTCTGCCTTTCATTATTGATTGGCATACTTGGATGCTGTTCCTTCATAAGATCGTTATTAATCGCTTCTTCTTTGTCAGCAGTTTGTTTTGCATAATATGCATCAATCTGTTGCGCGATCTCTTCTGGTATCCTAGCCAGCAATAGGCCTCCTACTCCAATGACTCCTGCGTATCTGCCTTCAGTCTCAACTGGATAATTTGATTCTGGATATTCATCAGCTCTAACTAATTCATATCCTTCTCTCAATGAAGCAGCTACGTTTTTCGTATCTTGAAAACCCATAGATTCTGCTCGTATCCATTGATGACGAAAACCTGTTGGTGCAGGTGGTGCATCTAGTGATGAGGGTGGAGTCCAAGTTTTTTTCTTTGCAGAATTTTCCCTTGTTTGACTCGCACGTGAAGTTTTGTTTTTATCTTTTTCCATATGCCTATACTCCTTCCGTGATGTTTAATTGTTTCGCATATTCTTCTAGTGGCACGCCTAATCTTTTAGCAATTGCTACCTGTGACGGCGAGAGCTTCACAGTTTTTTTGCGTCCTGTTGGGGCTGAACGTTTAGCCGAAGCTACATTTTGAGCAGGTTTTGCTCTTTCTGTAGTATTACCCTCTATCTTATCAAATTTATGGGGGAATTCAAGTCTTATTCTTTTATCAATTTCCGCATAATATTCATCAGATTGAGGATCATATCCTTCTTGTTCTACAAGCTTTTTATGTATATCAAAAGAAGTATAAGTCATAGCGGTATCACTACCAAACCATGTATTTTTAGCTGCCCAAGCCTCTGCTTTTGTATCTGTAGGAATATCCCTAGGTACATTATTATAACCTTGTTGATAGTTATTTACAAACTCAGTTCTTTGAGGATTGATTTTAACCTGTTTTTGAGCAGTTTCTTCTAATTGATGTTTAAGAACACCTAAACGAGCTGCGTCAGAAGTTAAAAAAGCAATTTGTTCTTGAGCTGATACTTGTGCATCTACATCTCCAGATTCAATAGCATTTTTAAGTGATTTTCTTGCCGCTTCCATATTGGTAACGACTCTTTTTTCAAACTCAGAAACGTAAGATTTATCTAAATTAGAAAATCTTTTTTCCATTTCTTCTTTGTCTCTTTTAGCTGCAAGAGCAAAAGCAACTGCTTCTTCTTTTTGTCTTTCCGCTTCTCTCATTTTACGAGTTAGTTTGGAAATACGTTTTTGAACTCCTTCGCTGTATTCAGCTAGTTCGTCTTTATCTTCTTTTTTAGACTCTATAACAGGTTTTTCCTTTTCTACCTGTTCTACTTCTATTTTTTCTTCAACTGCAACTTCTGTTTTTTCAGGGTTGCCTTTATCATCTAAATGAATTTCAGCGCCTTGTTCTTCGCCAACATCAATTAGATCATGTTTTTCTTTTTCTTGTTCTGGCATAGTGCCTCCTATGTTAAATTAAATGAAGAACTGATTCAGGATTTTTTATAGTCCCTAATACTTCATCATCGTTTAGTAGTCGCACTTCTCCACCTTCTATTGGTAATCTTGAACCCGCATAACGAGCAAAGATAACCCAATCTCCTTTTTTACACCATGGACCTGATGTAAATTTTTCATCTTTATAACAAAGCGGTCCCATTTTTAGAACATAACCACAAGTGGTTGCTATTCTAGCTCTGTCTAATGTTTCTTGTGAAAATATTATTCCACCTTTAGTTTTATTTTTAGGTGTAAATGGTAAAACCAAAAGTCTGTATCCTGATGGTTCAGGTAATTCAGATAATAAATCTTTTCCTAAATTATCCGGATGTAATGGTTCTTTTTCTTGTGATACTTTTTCTTCTTCTTTATACTTTTCTTCAAGTCCTAAATTAATTTTTGGAACTTCCTTTTGTGTTTCCGATGTTGATAACGTTTCCGTCTTCATTTTTTTGCTCCTTATTTTCTAGCAGGTTAGAGATTTCCTGTAATATTAGTTGATAAGCTTGCGCTTGACCGAGTAAATACCTGTATTTTTCATAATTGTCAACCCCTCCAGATATCATAACATCTCCTATATGTTGAAGGGTTGTTTGTATTCTTTTTTGTAATTTATGAATAATGATTAATTCATCCATTTAACAATTCCACTTTCTAAGAGACTTGTTTATTCTACTATTTGGGTCTCTTGCCGTTTTAGCAGAAGTTAATCTTTTCTTCATCCCGCTCATGCGCGCGCAGAACGATTTTCTTCTATTAGCGGCTTTAGAACCTTTTTTTAATTTAGATGGTTTAGTAGTTACAGCCATGGATAATTTAGATCCGGGATTAGCAGCTCTATAAGATGCAATACCTTTTCTATTTAATCCACCTGATTCGGATTTACCTTCTTTTCTTTGCCACGCAGGAGTTGTAGATCCACCATTAGCTTTTAAAATTCTAGCTTTACCATTAGCTTTTAAAATTCTAGCTTTACCACAACCCCTGGTTTGAATACCAAGTCCAGCCATTATTTTTTAGCTGTTTTTGCTGAAGCTTTTAATGCTTTATCAGAAACAGTTCCTTTACCAGGTCTACTTTTTCCTAATTTTTTTGCACGATTCATGTAATAGTAAAGTCCTTTTTTAGCAATTCTACCATCTTTAGTTTTATGAAAACCTTCTTTAACTGCTCCTCCTTTTTTCATAAAACCCATTTTATTTCTAACTTCAGTAGGTAATTTTGATAACCCTGGATTTTTTTCACTATCAATTTTTTTTAAAGTTGAACCACCTTTGGCAAATTTTTTTCTTTCAATGCCATGTCCTCTTAAAGATATATCGCCCATTATTTTTTCTTGTTTATTTTTTTATTATCTAATCTTTTTACAGATGCCATCATTTTTTTTGATGTGCTTCCTTTTTTAACAGCTTTGCCACCTTTGGCAAATCTGACATCAGATCTTATTCCGTAATCGTTTCTCATTTACTTATCTCCTGTTGGTTGTTTGTTTGCTAAAGTTCTCGCAATGGATTCTCCACTACGTCCTACCACATATCCTCCAAGTCCAATATTGAGAAGTGTCCAAACGTCTCCTGGTAACTCAAAAGTTATTATAGTTCCGGTAAATATTTTTATAACAGGTCCTGCTACATAATTCCATACTAAAATAAATATTAATACATACATTAATAAAGGTCTCCAACTAGACACAAACCAATGACTTTTAGCCTCTGCCTCAACAATTGAAGCTGCTGCTTTGATTTCTGCTGTTGATGATTTTAATAGTTCAGTATTAAGCTGTGCTTTTAATTTTTCTGCTAAATCTTTATCAGGGATAACTTTATCCACTGTTGAGAACAACATTTTAGCTAAAGGTGCAATTGTAGATAGTGCTGCTAACATATTAATACGATTTTGCTCTTCTTATTTTTTTTTTTAAGACAATTCCTTGTCCTCTAACTTCACCTTTTACGCCTTTGTTCTCTCCTTTATTAAGAATACCTTTTTCATGTGTAGAAATTTGTGCATATGGAAATGGAACATTCCTTTCCAATTCATCAAAAATAGTTTTAGAACCTTTAGGCATTTTAAAATCTATTAATATTTAAAACCAAGTAGCTT